GTGCTTACTGATACCAAATTAAAAAACCTCAAACCGCAGGACAAACTGTATAAGGTTTCAGATCGTGACGGGCTTTACGTCGCAGTGCTTACTTCCGGCTCTGTCTCGTTCAGGTACGACTACCGCATTAACGGACGACGGGAAACTCTGGTCATCGGTCAGTATGGTCGTGACGGTATCAGCCTTGCGGAAGCTCGTGAAGAACTTATTGCTGCAAAGAAACTGCTGAAGGCAGGCCAGTCGCCTGCTGCTGCGAAACGTGACGGTATCAGGCAGATCGCCGGGGCCGAAACATTCGCGGTATATACCGACGCCTATATGAAATACGTCACCCTGGCCGAAAGCACTCGCGCTATGAAGCAGGCAGTGATCGACAGGGATATCCTCCCGGCACTCGGCAACAAAATGATGACTGAGATAACTACCAGAGTGGTGCGCGACCTTTGCGATCGTATCGTCGAGCGTGGCGGCCGGGCGACGGCGATTCAGGTCAGGGAGATAATCAGCAGCGTATACCGGTACGCCAACGATCGCGGGCATGGCCTGTTCAATCCGGCGGCTGACATTAAGCCATCATCCATTGCCATGTTTAAGCCGCGAGAACGCACGCTTTCACCAGAGGAGATCGGGATATTTTTCCGCGCGCTGGATGACGTCGGTGCTATGGGCACCATGAAGATGGCGCTCAAGCTGGTTCTGCTTACCCTGGTCCGCAAAAGCGAATTCACCCACGCCACATGGTCAGAAGTCGATTTCAAAAAATGGACATGGACGATACCGGCGGAACGAATGAAGGGAAGCCGGGCACACGTTATCTATCTGCCAAAGCAAGCGCAGGATCTCATGGTTGGCCTGCAGATGTGCGCTGGTGGAAGTGAATACCTGGTGCCAGGGCGCTACAACTTCCGCAAGCCTTTATCGAACGCCGCTCTGAACTCCCTTATCAACCGGACCGTGGAGACCATAAACAAAGACGGCGAAAAGATACAGGACTTCACAGTGCATGACCTGCGCCGGACGGCCAGCACGCTGCTGCATGAAGCTGACTATCCCTCGGACTGGATAGAGAAGGCACAGGCGCATGAGCAGAAGGGAGTGCGTGCAGTATACAACAAAGCGGAGTATGCCAGGCAACGTGCCTATATGCTGCAACAGTGGGCTGATATGGTCGATGCCTGGGTTAACGGGGAGCACACCGATCTGGTTCCGTTCTCCCCGTCGAAGTTTGAGATGTGGATGGAAGGGATTGGTTGATATTTATTTCTCCGTATTCTTATCGATTAGCCGCATCATGCGTCTGAGCATTTTTTTGTATCGATCTGGTTCGTCGAACTCAATCGAGAATCCTGGATCGCAAAGGCCGCCATGTTCGTAATATGATTTCTCAATCGGATACTTAGCCAATATTTTTGCATGCGCCTCCGCTCTTACCGCCGCCCTGCGCGTCAGAAAATGTCGACCGCGAGAAGGAGAAAACCAGACTTTTTTCATTTGCATGGTCACTGTGCTCATACTGTTCGTTCCTTCCCGCAAATATTAGATGTTGATGGCGAAGAGTTATTAAGTGCCGCTGTTAGCATCTCAACATCACTGCGCAACCTGTTTATTTCATCGTCGCGCTGCACAATCACAGCGCGCTGCTCTTCCAGTTGGCGGATTAACTCCGCCTCGTTGAACATAGTCATGCGGCCTCCGTTCTCACAACTGGAACGGAGCAGCCCGGCAGCAACTGCACTGCTGGACCGTCGCACTGATTTCCCCATACATCGAATCCATGCGACGACTGGCGAGCGAATAGCTCAATACGTGGAACCTCACCCAACAACTGCACCAGTTTTTCTCGCACGATATCCGGCTTGCGGGAGTTCTCCAGCCTCGGCGCGGTGACATGCTGGCAGATTGAGGCGTCCATACGGGCAGGAAGTTTGCCGCGCACCGCAAACAGGCAGTCTTCGCTGTTTGCCCTGGTCATGTGGCCCATGCCGATCGCGCTGTTCCCTTTGTGCTTGTTCGTCTTATGCCAGGTGAATCCTTTCATGGTCATCAGGCGGAAGCCCCACGCTTCGATAACCTTCAGCGCTTCAACCGGTTGAGTCGGAACCCACCACATCGCCAGCAGACAATCATCGGCGGCAAGATCCCACACCGGAAGGCGGCAGATATCCAGCACGTTCATGACAGGGTATTTGAACCCGGCGCCGCGCTCTCCGTCGGCTGCTTTGTCACGGTAAACCCAAGGAGGGTCGGCGTAGATAAGAGTGTATTTACCGGTCATGCTATACCTGCCTTAATTGGACGAACCTTAAGAGATTCATTCAGCTTTTCAGCCACTCTCTGAGCTGCTATAGGGTTGCGAATAATCAGTTTGGCTGGAGTTAACCAGCCTCCATACTTCATCGAATAAATTAGTGTCACCATTCCAACGGTGATATCGTCTTGCGGATTAGTCATACACCACCCCGCGACATCCGATCCCTGCGTATTCACCACGGCGCAGGCCATTACCTTTCGATATGCACTGATCACGGCGTATCGCTATTCTGGCGCGTTCAACCTCACCGACTGCTGCATCCATGCACAGCAACCATAGTCTTGCTGCAATGCGGTACTGGCCTTTCGATTCACGCTCAACAGCGCGCTTTTCTACCTCCATTGCTGCCGGAGTTACGGCGACTACTTTTGAAGCCTGACGCTGAGACACATAGTTCAGGTGATACTTTTCAAGACGGGTTAATTTGCTCATCGGATCCAGCCTTCTCTGAAAATTACCGCCAGCAGATAGAGCCAGGCGGAAACGGCGGTCAGGAATAAGTACCATCCTGACCATTTTTCCCAGTGCCTGATCAGCGCTGTCATGCGGCGTTACTTACTGGGCGGTAAACACGCTGATCAACCGGCGGCTTTTTTCCTGTGAACTCTGCCGGGCTGGTGGCCTGACGTTCATCAAGCCAGTTCTCAACCTCTTCAGCGTTCCATGCACAACGCTTATCAGTGATCCAGAAGCGCTGCGGGAACTCGCCATTGCGCTCCATGCGGTCAATGGTGCTCATAGATACCGGCACCACTGCCATCAGTTCCTTTTTGCCAAATGCTCTTTTCATCATTACCTCTCTTGCATTTGCGACGCGCGCGGCGTCGCAGTGGTGGTTACATCGGTACTTCGTTCAGTTCGTCGCAGCGGATGGTGTAAACGTCAGTTGCTTTTGCCAGCAGGTCATCATCACCTGCCAGTTTCTGAGCAACATATTTGTAAGCTTTGTCCAGGTCGGCCTGAGTGTTGTAGTTCATCGCCGCGCCGGAAAATGCGTGCAGAATCTCTTCAGGGCCGCGATCATCTTTTTGCTGATGACGCTCTTCCTGCTTCTGCTCTGGCTTTGAGTTGATCAGGCTGTTCATGCCTTGAGCCGTTGCCGCTGCTGGCGTGATATCTCGCTCAACACGCGGTGTTGCCTCCTGCAATTCGTCAGGGGTGTAAACGCCGAGCAGAACATCAGGGGCATGCAGGCGAGCCCAGCGCTTAACGCACAGATAAGCAAGCTGCTGACGTGGATCCTGTTCCCACAGTGGAGAGTTACGGACACCGGCCTGAGCCATGCTGATGGTAAGTTCACGCGGCTCTGCTTCGCCTTTCAGCACTGCCGATACTGTTACGGTCAGTGATGGAGATTTATCGCTCTTGCCATTCACCTTTGACCAGTCGCCGTCCCAGCGATAATTCAGGCGGGTGGCCAGAAGATTGGAAGAGGACACAACCGCGTTTACCAGCTGCGCCTCATAGCCAAGCGTGCCGTTAACCACGTGCGTCTTCTGCGCAACAGCGAACGGGTTCATGCCCCATTGTGCTGCTTGCATGGTTACAGCCAGGCAATCAGCAGTCTTTCCTGCTAGGTGCTGCGGAACGGTGGCTTTGCTGTCAGCCATCAGGGTGGCAAATCGCACCAGGCGATCCATCCCTTCCGGGCTGAAGATTGCCGCGGCGGTGCCGACGGTAGCACCAGGCTGAGAAGTGATTGCGATATCGTTGCTCATACGTACATATCCTGTTTACGTGCCCACTCAGGGCGTTTAATAACTTCAAATCCACCCCAGTCGCCTGTTTCGCGGCACTGGTGATAGGTATTCAGATCCCGGCGGTATAGCGCATGCCCTGTGTCCACGTCCTGCGCATCCAGTTCGAACACCCGCACCGGGTAGCGGCCGCAGTCAATGGTTTCGCTCACTGCCAGGAAGAAGAATCCATGTGGATCGCCGGTGGTTTGCTGCGCGCCTTCGCGGTACATCGCGTCCTGTACGTGGTACCGGAATTCCTCAATGTGGCGCGAGAAACGCTCAATATCGGCAACCTTCTTCACGTCCAGCAGGGCAGGGTGATTCTTCAGGCGCTTGTCCGGGCGTATGCGGCACAACTCTCCAGTCTCCGGATCCGTCCAGTAGTGAGAGGCTTCGCAGAATCCTTCCGCCTCAAGCAGCCAGCGCGCTGCCGGGTGCGCCATTGCGCTATCACGCATAAGTTTCAGCTTCCGGCCCTGTTCGGCGTCCATTACAGTCATGCCCATGTTCTCGACGTCTTTCAGGAAGGCTTCCTGATCTGCTTTCCCTTGGTTGGTTCTCAGGTTGAACTGCGGCGCCACGATGAAGCGCTTATCGAACTCTTCCGGTTCCAGAAGCAGGCAGTGCAGGGCAGTTCCCATATCCAGAGCTTTCAGCTTTTCGGTATCGACCGGTGCTGATTTCTGCCACTGCAGAAGGGCCGGGCTCAGCGCCACCATATCCAGCTGCGATTTACTCACGCCGTCGCCGGCGTGGTAGTCCTCGTTGCTGATATCGAAGTAAATTCCTGGTGTCATGCCGCGTTCCTCGCCGTATCCAGCTGGTCAGCCAGATCCCACTTGGCAATGATGCCGGTCAGTTCCCGCTGATACGCGGCCAGGCATTCTTCAAACTCAGAGCTCATCATCAGCTCTTCCAGGATCTCGCTGCGCACGCCTTTGCGCTCCAGCTCGTAGAATGGCTTTTGCAGCTGATGGAACTTGATCGCGTCGATAAGCTCGACGTGGCGCTCGTACAGCATCTGGTTAAGCTGGTAGTCGCCGTCGATGTTGTTCATGATTTTTTTCAGGTTGTTAATCTGCTGAGTATTCATACGCACCTCAGTACTTGATAGAGACTGCAGATACCTTCCCGCTGGCGATGGCGATCAGTGCCTTCTCTGCCATTTCCTGCGTAAGGCCGCTTTCAATCAGGTCTGCGATAGCCTGTCGATTGATGCTGCGGCGGTGCTCTTTATCAGCGGCCCGGCGCGCTTCTTCTTCCGCAATGCGCTTCTGCTTGTCAACGACGGGTAAAAAGTGATCCAC